AATATGTTCTAAAATAGTAAATTTTGAATTAACTGTATGTTCTGGATCAAATATATCATTAGATGTTTCAGATTGAAATACTTTATATATTGACGCTAACAATCTATAATTTGAAATACGACCATTAAAAAAATCATTTACACTATAAGTTTCTTTAATTTGTTTTATTAAATTATATTTTTCACGTCTAAGTACAGTATTACTTAATCTTTTTCTTGATTTTAATACAGTTTCCAATAATTGTGTCGCTCTATCTTCTGTACTATAATGTTTTTCAGATAAAATTTGGTATAATTGTAATTCTTTACCTAATTCAGTCTTTTCATTAAAATATTTTTTCATTATCGCTACCGACTGTGATTTTTTATCATTTAAAACGTCGGCCGTTATTTGTCTTGTTAACAATTCAAAAAGAATACTGGTATTCTTTATTTTAGAATGCTTTAGTTTTCGAGTCATTATAAAATACTCCATATCATCTTGTAATTACAGTTACCCAAATATAAATATAAAGTTATACAATATTTATTCATCTTCATCACCGTTATTAACAGAAGTTATTTCCTTCTGATACTCCGTTTCCACATCAGATGTTTCAGTTATGATTTCTCTGTTCTTTTTACCCATTGATTTCTTTAATAAGTCTAAATGTGCAAGAGCTAATGAACTGCCGCCTTTATATGCAGTACCATATTTGGGACTTCCACTCGCACCTTTCTTTTTATCATGAGCTCCTAATGGATCTCTACCCCGTGCAGAACCATCTTTACCATACTTTGGGCCCTCTTTTGGTCTACCTGCTCCTTCTTGTCCACCTTCAGGACTTCCACCCTCATCTTCTAACTCATGACCAGTTCTACCCATTGCCATATCAGACGGTGTTCCAGTTGCTTCACCACTTTCTGCAGGATCATTTCCTTCATTTTCAATCTGACCGCGACGGAATTTTTGTTTATAATCATATACAATTTGATTATCTAATTCTTTCATTTCATCATCTGTAAATCCAAATATATTTTTATAAATCCATTCTGAAGAAACCAATCCATCTTGTACCATCGACGCTGCTAAAGATGTTTTATTATTCCATAACTCAACTTTTTCTTGTTCATATATTGTAGATGGATTTGTTAATCCCAAATCGAAATTAACTAAATCAGCATCTTGATAACCTTGTGCATACAAATGAACAATAGCAATCTTTGTTAATTCCGATACTGTGATTCTTTGTATTCTTTCAATAGTTCTTGCAAAACGAACATCTTCTGCGGCTAAAGTAGCTTTAGAACCAATTTGTTCTTCAAATCCTAAAAACGCTTTTGGTATTCGCAATGACGCTAGCAATTTATTTTTAAGATATTCAATATCATCTATAGCTTCATAGGTCAAACCTGGTAATGAATCAATACTTGTTCCACTATCTCCACCACGAACAGGTAAGAAAAAATCCTCTGTAATGTTCTGCATATTATATTTTAAATTATAATCACCAGTCTCTGTATCTACAACTGGTGCTTTCTTCATCTTATTAATAATTTTTTGCATATAATTATCAACTTCGCTTGGTGGAATATTACCAATATCTAATTTAAAAACTCTTTTTTCTGGTGCTCTCATAATCCTATGAATTAACATAGCATCTTCCATAAGAACTAATTGTTTCCAAATTTTACGTCCACCTTCAACTTGTGATTTACCGTATGGCAAATAATTAGAATCTGATAGTAATCTAAAATGTGCTACTTCATAATTTTCTAATTCTTGTTTTTGATGAGCTGTATTACCAGCTGAGTACCTATGTTGAGTGTCAAGAGTTTCCAAAAAATATTTTACATAATGAGGATTATCTTCATCAATCCCTTCAATACGAGCAACATCATAAACCGATAACGGTATTACATTTTTAATTCCATATTTTTCATCAATTTCTAATTTTAAAAAGAAATCTCCATATTTACACATATTACGAATCCAAGGCCATAAATTAAATTCTATATTCAATATATCATAAAATAAATTATGTAATATAGCTTTAACATTATCATTATCTGTTTTAATCTCTAAAACATCTCCATACTCTGATTTCATCGTAGATTCATCTGCATAAATATCTAATGCAGAAGATATAATTGCATCACTATCCATTGATTCATAATCTTTAAACAAATTCAATCTCATTGACTTTGTTAACATAGAATCTGTATAACCGCTTAAACCTGCACCTGTATAAATTTTCTGATATCTATCTATAAGATTTTGTTTTGCTATAGATTGAAATCTACTTGTATCAGCAACTTTTAATTTTCTACCACCTACATTTCTAACAATTACATTTGTAGAAAATAATCTTTTTAATCTACTGAATAAATCTTTATCAGCCATTTTTTACCTCTTAGTTAATTAACCATTCTAATGATTCTTTTTTCTTATCAACTTCCCATTGCCAAGAATCATTTTCATTATTTTCTGGCATATAAACACCTTGATTAGATGTTATACCAGACATTGTTTTTTTCTGAAGTTCTATGCCTTCTGCTCTTAATCTTAATGCCGTTTCTCTAATCCACAATCCAATACCAAATGACATTACTAAATCATCATTATATCCTATCATAGCTTCAGCTCTACTTCCATTATATATAAATACAAAAAGTTCATCAATTAATCTTTGCGAATGTACTAATACCGCTTTTTCTCTAAAAAACTCTTCCAATTTTGAAATTACTAATGGTCTTGTTTTTGATGTTACTGTAAAGCCAGGAACAAGTTGTTTTTCCATTCTATTAATTTTATTATTAATTTGTTTTTGTGTATCTACATATTGTAAATCTTTACTCATATAAAATAAATTATCATAATCTCTATCTATTACTTGTTGAATAGTTGCCCACCCAATATTATTATTTTCAATAACTAATAATGCATCATTATATTCTTTTGAAATATTAACTAACATATTTCCAAAATCTCTTGTTGAGATTCTACCCTTATATTCTGCAACTTGTTCAACTTTTTCTAATTCAATTATATGAAACGCTGAATAATCAGTTCCATCTCCTCTGCTTACATCAGCACATACTATATAATCTTTTATATAATTTGGAGGCTCCCATATCCAAATATTAGAATCAACACCTCTCTTTTCCAGTGGTTCTTTTACAGATTCTAATCTACATTCTTCAATTATAAGACCATCAATTACTGTTCTACCTGAAGTAATAAAGTCACAATCACATTCTTGTGCCGCCATAGAAGGGCCAAGTAATTTATCTTGTTCTTTTCTCCATGCATCATCTCTATCTGGATGTAATGACCAATGTAATCTTAAAAAATTAAATTTATTTAATCCATCTTCGGCGTCTACCCATGTTTTATGAAACCAATTACCAACACCATTCGGAGTAGAAAGTGCAATACACCTACCACCTGTTGCAAGTGTCTGTTGTGCTGATGCCCAAATAGAATCTATTCTCTCAATAAATGCTGCCTCATCAAGAATTAATAAGGACAAAGATTCTGAACGACCGGCTTCTTCTCTACTTGAAATAGCTTTCACTTGTGAACCATTTTTATATCTTAATGATAATTTATTATCCTCAACACATTTTTGTTTTAACCAACTTGGTAAATTTGCATGCATCACACGAACTTTTGTTACTAAATTTTTTGCAGTATCTTGTTTAGTAGCAATAACCAAAATATTTTTATCATTATGAAAAGTCATCATCCATAAAGAGTATCCTGCAGTTAAAGTAGAAATACCTAATTGTCTAGCTTTTAAAATCACATTATAATCATATTGCATAAAATCTTCAATAACTTTTTCTTGAAAATCATATAAATAAAATGGTATTTTTCCTTTTATTGGATGCTGAATCATACAATATTTTTTCATAAAATATACTGGGTCTTGTGCACATTTCAAATATTCTGATTTGATTGCGTCTTTTAATTGACCTTTATCATTTCTTTCCATTTAAATTCCTGGTATTTGACTTGTTATCCAAACTGGAACAACAATACTAAAAATTCCATATCCATACCAAAGATATTTATTGTCATACCATTTTGGTTTAACTACTTTTACTTTTTCTTCTAATAAAGTTGTCTTATTATTTAAAAGTTCAATATATTCATTCTTTTTAACTAATAATAAGGAGTCTGTTTTAGCTTGAACTTCATATTTTGTAATTAATACATTATTTATATTATTAATTTGTTTTAAACTATCATTTTCAACTTGAAGTAATTTGATATTTTTATATATCCCTTTAATTTCTTCATCTGATAATGTTGTTTGTCCTATAGTACAGCATGTTAATAATAATATAAACCAAACATATTTCATATTAATATAATAAATCTATATTACCACTTCCAGAAACTTTCAATACAGACATCTCATACACACTTTTTGCATTCAAATTGGATGCTGTTAATGAACCACCGTGAGTTGTAGTTATCACAGAATTTCCAGCAGTATTAACAATAAAAGCTTTCGCACCGCGGTTTGAAGCGGTAGCTTCAAATACTGTTGCAACACCATCTCCTGAACCACTAACATTATATACTTTATTATATTTACCTAATGCTCTTACTTCTGGTGTAGTAGTATGAACTCCTACATTGGTTGTATTATGAGCTCCTCGTTTTGTTTCAGCCACTTACTTTCTCCTATTTATTTTTAGAAAAATTTCTTAAAAAATCTGTAGCGTCCTCTACGTCTACATTATCAAAATCTTTTTTCATTTTTGTTATATCTTTTTTTGTTTTTGTTAATTTTCTTTTTAATTGAGTTATTTCTTTTTTATTTCTTGTTTTATTTGTTTCTAACTTTTTTAATTCTTGTGTAACTTGTTTTTCTTGTTTAACATTATTTTTAATAGCTTTTTTTAATTCTTTTACTTTTGTACTATTTTTTCTTCCTAAAACAGCTGACATTCCAAAAAGAGCACCAACAATTCCAACCAACCACAAAAATATCTCTTTTACTTTCATATATTAAAAATCTCCTATATATAAATATACTACTTTAATGATTCTTCTATTTTTTCTAAATGTTTAAGTGCTTCATTTGCTAATTTATCAATATTTTCAACACCCATATTCCAAGTTTCTTTATCTACACTATAACCATCTGGTCTAACTTGATTATAAAAAGTTGGAGTTTTCTGTTTTTTAAATTCTATAAGTTCTTGTTTTTTATCTTGTAACCACGCTAATTTATTCGTTTTTATCTTTTCTTCTTCCCACTCATCATAAACACCCGCTATTTTCATTTTATGTTCAACATCTATTTGACAATCAAAACAATGACCATATAAATACCACATTCTATTATCTAAACGTTTTTTCATAACTTTATCACATTCAGGACAAAACCAAGGCATTCTTGCTTCTTTAGTTGCTTCTAATTTCTCTTCAATTTGTCTTTGAGCTTCCTCAAATTCTTTTTTAGCTAATTTTTTATCACCTTCATATCCAAAAAATACACGTTTTTCTGGTTTTTCACCTTTTAAAATAGATTTTAAAGCATTATTCTGTCTTTCTGCTTCTTTACTTTTTCCAATCATAACATTCCTTAAAAATTTAACAAACCTACAATTTGATTTACAGGTGCAAACGCCCCAGTAAACTTATAAGTATTACCTTTATATTTAAAAACTATACCCTCTGTTGGAACTATTGATTTCAATCCACCAATTTTATTTAATTTATCTAATTGATGTTTTAATGTTTCTATTTTTTTAATATCTCCACCACTTTTTACTGTTCTTATCGCGTTAATAATATCTTTTCTTATTTTTTGAACAGCTTTCTTTGGTGACGCCGATAAATAACCACTAATATTTTTTAATATTTCAGCACCAACATCAAAAAACAATACTTCAAATGGTTTCATATTTTGTTTCACCCATTTTGAATGATCATTTTTATCAAATGATAATGCCCAATCTAAAAATTTTTTATTATCTATATCCTTTTTCATCATTGGTATCTTATACGACTTATCAAAAAATGCCCACCTCTTAGTTAAATTAACTAAAACTTTATTTGGTATTTTATACTTCATTTGTTTTGACGCGTTAAAAATAAACTCTTCCCAAAACCTTTGATGATATACTGCAAGAGTATCATTACTTTTTAACTTATATTCATTCTGTAATTTCTTTAATCTATTTAAATATACATTTTTCTTTTTACCAAAATCTTGTACTTTTGGTACTGTTAAAAACTGAGGTTTACCTATCTGAAAATGTTTTTGTACGTGTTGATTAACCTGCTTAATCATACCCGCTAATATTCTTGCAGACCCTTTCGGTTGTCCAATAGGATTTCC